GTAAGGGCCTCTCGCCGCGCAGGCGTGCCAATGTCATCGTTCGAAAGTTCGGTGCCTTCCGCGACTGCGTTTGTTTTGAGGTTGACGGCAAGGCGTTCGAGGCGCATGTGACCTCGGGCCAGTTGCAAGCTGAGCATGGAGTCTACAGGGCGGCCTACCCGGGTGACGGCCTGTTGGACTCCTTGCTGACGCGTCAGCGTTTTGCTGGCGCAACGTCCTCTGGGGTTAGGTTTTCCCGACCCGGGGGAAGAGCGAGCGGGGACTATAACACAGGCATGGGTAATACGCTGCTCATGTTGGCAATTTTGGTGTCTGTAGTCCGTAAATACCATGTCCACTGGGATACTTTAGTGGATGGTGACAATGCGCTCCTCTTCTTCGAGTCGAAAGACCTGGGGAGGGTTCTACAGACCTTCTCGGAGGACGTGCTTGCGGTTTCGGGCCACGAGTTCACACTAGAACAGCCAGTGTCGTACATAGAGGGTATTCGGTTTGGGAGGTCGGCTCCGGTCTTCTTGGGCCATGGTTTGGGCTATACCATGGTGAGAGAACCTGAGTCTGTCTTGTCTGGCGCGTATGCCAGTCATAGATGGCTCAGAGAGCCTTCCTTTGCCAGGCGCTGGGTGGCCGGGGTTGCGCGCTGCGAGCTCTCTTTGGCTCGTGGTGTTCCCGTCCTCCAGTCTGCCGCCCTCTGTGTCCTCAGACAAACGGACCAGCGGAAGCGGGTTCCTGTAGAGGCACTCGCCGACTACTTTGTGGTCGGGGCTTGGCTTGCGTGTGAGCGAGATGTCGTCGAAGTGTGCCGTGAGGCACGCGTCAGCTTTGAGAGAGCGTTCGGCTGGGGGGTCGAACGTCAGGTTGCCACGGAGTCTCTGTTCTCTTCGTCTGCCGCTCCCCTCGTTTCCTTTGGGGGCTCTGTGGTTGAGATGCCTGCTGTCTCTAGATGGGCCTTGGCTGACCCGGGTCTTTATGACCATTGGTTCGACGCCCACATCTGGCCGGTGGAAGGCGGGTAAGCGTGTACTGTGGGGTCTTGGCGGAGTTGGACCTGCTGAAGTCCGGGCCGACCTTTAGGGATTTACAAGCCCATGTGCCTGTTTACAGGTGTCGCGGAGTATGCGGTGCGACTTAAAACAGTGGTAGCGGCGGACCTCTCAGTCTGTGGTCCAGGTGAGCGCGTACGTGTTCGCACCTCTGGCGGCTCCGGCTCTTTTCCCACTATTCGCGTGAACCGGTGGAAACCGGCGGCTTACTTCCCTCGGCCGCATAGAGGGGCCACCCAGGAATGTCCTCGAGTTCTTGGGTTTGGCAACATCGGGGCGTCTAACCCACGAGACGGGCTGCCAGGGCGGGGGAGTTAGCGAAAATCCTTCGGGTGGGCCTGCTAGCTCTCAGGTAGGGTGTCATACCG